AAGTAAAGAAATAGAAGGTCTTATAATTACTGAAACACCACCAATTACAAAACCAAAAATGAAAGTAAATAAAATTGAAATTGATGGTAGAGATGGAGATATTATTGAGAAAGTGGGCTATGAAAGTTATACAAAAAATATAGGTATTGGTTTGACTAGAAACTTTGATATTGACGAAGTAATAAAGTATTTCACAGGAGAAGGAGAACTTATCATAAGTGACGAGCCAGATAAAGTGTATCTAGCAAGTATATATGATAATGTTGATTATGAAAAATTGTTAACAATGAAAAAAGCAACAATTAAATTTCATGTTCAGCCATATAAGTATTTAAAAGATGAAAGTAAAGTAAGTTTGGATGTTACAACACAAAAATCGGTTAGTGTTACTAATAAAGGCTTAGAAGTATCTAAGCCTATTTTAGTGCTTGAAGGTTCTGGGGTAGTTGAAATCGCAGTTAATGCAATAAATATATTTAAGTATACATTTCCAAGTAATGAAACAAAAGTAACAATTGATAGTTTGGAAGAAGAAGCATACCAAGATGGAATTTATAAAAACAGAAATATGCTAGGAGAATTTCCAAAGTTGGAAGTAGGAAAAAACACTATATCCTGGACAGGAACATTAAGCAAAATTGAAATTGATCCGAAGTCGAGGTGGTTATAATGATTAAAGTATACGAACCGACAGAAGTGGAGTTTAATCACAATGGACTTAAGATATTACACCCTAGAAAAGCCGAAATTTATATCGAAGATAATGGAGAATACTACATAGACATAGAATCTACACTAGATGATTTAGAGTATTTACAAGAAGGTATGATAGTAAGAACAGATACAAGATGGGGGGAACAAGGATTTAGATTAAAAAATCCACAAAGAAAAAATAATAAAATATCTGTAAGGGGTAATCACTTATGGAAAGACTCATCTAATTACATAATAGCCGATTCTTATGTTGTAAACAAACAATGTAATGATGCACTAGATCAATTAAATAGTGCTTGTGATACAGGAACACCATTTACAACAATATCAGATATAACAACTATAAATTCCACAAGAATTGTAAGACAAAGTTTAGAAGAGGCAATCGCAACAGTAGTTGAAAAGTGGGGTGGACACTTATATCGTGATAATTGGGTAATAGGAGTAAAAAAGACAATAGGACTTGATAGAGGTGTAGTGATAAAGTATGGAAAAAACTCAACCAATATTGAAGCAAATGAAGATTGGAGTAATGTAGTAACAAAAATGTTAGCTGTTGGCTATGACGGGATAACATTACCAGAAATATATCTAGAATCCACACAAAAATACGATAGACCATATACAAAGGTCATTAAATTTGAACAAGATATAAATAAAGACGATTATAAAGATGAAAACGGAAATCTAAAGGAAACAGAATACCAAGAGGCATTACTGAAGGATTTAAGAGAACAAGCAGAGGCATATATAAATGAAAATCAATATTTGAAGTGTAACTATAAAGTAAAGGCTCATATAGATGCGGTAGTTGATTTAGGAGATGTAATTGTTGTAGAACATGAAAAATTAGGAATAAACCTTACTACGAATGTTATATCTCTAAAATATGATTGTATTCGAGATAAATACATAGAAATAGAATTTGGTAATTTTAAATCTAAACTAAAAGACCTTGTAAGTAATATAGATAAACAAACAAAAGAGACAGTAGCAAATGCAAATGAAGTTGTGAAGGTAACACTACAAAACGAATTAAATACAGCAACATCAAAAATATGGGGAACGCTTGGAGACAGTTATGTTATATACGAAGGAAACCGAATACTTGTAGTTGATTCATTACCAAAAGAAACTGCAACTAATGTAATGATGATAAATGCAGGAGGAATAGGATTCTCAAATACTGGGATAAATGGTTCTTTTAATTCAGCATGGCTTATAGATGGAACGCTTGATATGCAGGCAGTAAATTGTATTAATATGACGGCTAACTTGGTAAAAGGTGGAACATTTAAAGTAGGATCACATTTAAATGAAGCGGGTAGAATAGAAATCTATGATTTATCAAATGTATTAATTGGAACATTTGATGAAAATGGAATAGTTGTATTTGGTAAAGATGGAAGTAAAGTAGTTATAAATCCTAATGAATTTGCAGGGTATGATTTCAATGGTCAAAAAACATTCTGGATGAATGGTGATGAGTTCCATATGAGAAAATCAGTAGTTGAAGAAGAAATCACATTGTGTGGTCTAGCGAGATGGCTAGGAATAAATACAACAGATAATAAAGGAATAGGAATAGTTCCATTAACATAGAAAGGGGTGGTATGAATGGCAAGTGAAGGTTCTTTTAATACAAGTGCATATAGTAATAGACACTTAACTTTTAGTTGGTGGGTTAATTCTCAAGATATTGGAAATAACAAAACTAACATAGGTTGGAAACTAGTTGGTGCAGGTAGTAAAACAGGTTATTATAAAGCTGGTAATTTTAAAGTTGTTATTAATGGAAGTACAGTTTATAGTTCAAGTGACCGTATTGAGTTATGGCAAGGAACTCAAGTGGCGAGTGGAAGTGTAGATATCTATCATGAAAGTGATGGTAATAAAAGTTTTAGTGCTTCTGCAGAAGCGGGTATATATTATGTTGCAGTCAATTGCAGTGGTAGTGGGTCGTGGTCATTACCATCAATACCTAGACAAGCGAACTTGACATCAGCCCCAGATTTCAATGATGAAGCAAATCCTACTATAAATTATTCCAATCCAGCAGGAAATAGTGCATCTTCATTACAGGCGTGTATATCACTTACAGGTGCAAATGCAGATGTAGGATATAGAGATATCTCTAAAACAGGAACATCGTATACTTTTAATTTAACTACTGCAGAAAGAAATGTTTTAAGGAATGCATGTACTACAAGTAACTCTAGAAAGGTTACTTTTTTTGTTAGAACAGTAATAGGAGGTAATACTTTTTATTCAACAATAGAAAGAACATTAACTATAGTAAATGCAAATCCGAGTTTTAGTGCATCAAATTTATCATATAAGGATAACAACAGCACGACAGTTGCAGTTACAGGAAATAATCAGCATCTAGTACAGAATTTATCTAAATTATTAGTAACAATATCTTCAGCTACAGGACTGAAGGGTGCAAGTATAAGTAAGTATGATGCAACTATAAATGGGGTAACCAAATCAATTACTTCTGCTGGAAATATAGACTATGGTGTAATTAATTCGGGAAGTAATTTAACATTATCAGTAAAAGTAACCGATAGTAGAGGTAACACTGCAACAGCTACTAAAACGGTTACTTTTTTATCGTGGTCATTACCTACAGCATTAATAAGTTTGAAAAGAAAAAATAATTATGAGAATGAAACATATCTGAAAGTAGATGGTTCTATTTCAAGTGTCAATTCAAAAAACACAATGACCATACAATATCAATATAAAAAAACAACAGAAACATCTTATTCAAGTTTAGCAACACTATCAGATAATGTGCAGGTAACAATGACTAAAGATAAGGAATCTGCATGGGACTTTAAAATAATAATAAAAGATAAGTTTGGAACTACAACTTACAATACGGTTCTTCCAAAAGGTAGATTTATTTTATTTGTTGATACCAAAAAGTTATCAGTTGGAGTAAATTGCTTTCCAACCAAAAATGAATCGTTGGAAGTCAATGGTGTGCAGATGCTTGAATATGATGAGATTGCGAGTTGGTAGTTATGAGTAAAGCAATACAATTTAGAAATAGAAACAATGAAAAAATATATCCTTGTCCGTATTTCCCAATAGGTTATATATACTTGTCTACTACGAATATAGATCCCTCAACATATTTTGGAGGGAAGTGGGAACAAATAAAAGATAGATTTTTATTAGGTGCAGGAAGTACTTATTCGGCAGGTGCAACAGGAGGGGCTGCAACTCATAAATTAACAATAAATGAAATGCCAAGCCATACCCATCAATACTTGCTATCGTATGGTGGCAACGATCCAGCAAGTGGCTTCAATTACGGAAATACAGCGGCTGGAATATTTGATGCACATTTTAGTAAAGCAACAGGTGGAGGTCAAGCTCATAATAATATGCCACCATATTTAGTAGTTTATATGTGGAAGAGGGTGTCATAATGAGTAAAGCAATACAATTTAGAAATAG